TTGGTCGTCAGAGTTTTAGTGACATGAGTGGTACTACCATTAGTACGTTTGATCGTAAGCGTTGTACCGGAAATAGAGTTCTCAAGGTTGGCAAGAACAAGAGTACAGAGGGTGTGTTCTCCAGCGGCGGTTTCAACGTTGGATACATTCCGTGCCAAGACTGCATCGGCAATCTCTTCACCAGCATCGGTAGCAATCTTCGCTGCTGTAATTGCGTCTGTCGCAATAGACGCAGCAGTAATGACGTTGCTATTAATGGTCCCAACCGTGACCGCACTAGTTACCGAACCAACCGATCCAGAAACACTACCGACAGACGTAATGTTAGTCGTGCTGGCAACGGTGGCTGGGAACGTAGCTGCCAAGAATCCAGTCGGTTGGGTATAAGTAGGCATTGGCATACCGGTTACCGCAACGCCACCCCATTGCGTCGTATTGGCAGTAACACTATTGGTTACAGACGTAACGGTTGGAATAACTGCGCCAGTATGTGTAACGCCAGCAAGCGTAACAAGGCCGCTTGATACGGACAACTGCGCCGTGCCTGTGCCTGATGTGATGATTGCACCAGCCGATCCTGACGCGACATTGGGGAGCGCGGTGAGGCCAAGGCGCACCGTGTCATCTGGGTCGTAGGCGACCAACTGATATTCAAGGACGACAGGCGCAACACCGGTCGGCCCAGACAGCATAACGATGGCTTTTTCCGCGCTGGCGGCGAATACCGCATCCGGTACGTCGAACCGGTACACACCGGGCATGTTGGTGCCGTCAACCTCGACAAAACCACCACCGGAAAACGCACCCGTCACGGTCTGAACAGCCAGAGAAATTGACGTGGCCGATCCACCGGGGCGAACATAATAGGCTTTCCAACCAGCCGTATTCCATGCCAAGCCTGTTTTACCAGCCCCCGTAGTGCTAGCAGAGTCAAGTATGAAAACATACTCGCGACGGCTTGTGGACCCTGCCTTGACGGTTAGCTTTGCCATATCAGCCTCTCATGCCGCCTGTCATTCCGGGATGAACTATTAGACCACCAGAACCACTAGAACCAGTTATAGTATCTACTATAAGTTGTACTTGAGGTATTCGGCCTGTTGTATGTGTCCATGATCCCGCATTAGTACGCGAATAAAATTTTGGATTCCAGTCTGTAAATGCGGTTGCATCGGAGTCAGCTGGTAAAACCAGATATGCTATACCTTGTGTTGTTGCAGTACCTATAGGCTGTATTGAAACTACATATTCAGTATTTGGGCTTAATGTGCTAAGAGTGGTTTCATCGAAATAGATTTCGTGCGGACCATAATCACCAATTGATAGATCAAAGTCGTAAGTTACATCTTGAAGCAAGGTAGTTCCCTGATATAGAATTACCTTTGCAGATTGATTTGTATTACTTGCCATCCAAAAAACTATTCCGCGCACAGTAAGAGATACTGTATATGCAGATGGGATGGTAAAAGCCATTCCAATTTCGTCTGGTGTACTCGTTTCATTAATTCCTGTTGCAGTTGCCGCAGATTCTACAGGATATCCATATGACGTTGTCGAACTACGAAGTATAAAAGGTGCTGGCTTGCTAATGTTTTGCTTGCTTGTTTCAAAAGTTTTTGTGTAATTCTTGTGTTCTTTCTGTGGCGAGGACCATTCATATGTCATAGAAACATTATTTGTTGCATCCCAAGTACCTGATTGGCATTGAAATACTACATATATTACTTGTCCCCTAGTTAACGATACGCCACCTGTTGGCAAAGTCACCGAAATAAACTTTGCATTATTTCCAGATGACCACGACGAATAATCTACATATGCTGTTCCTGCCCCACCTGACACCGTTGCAAGCCAAGTATTATCATTTTTCCCATCTGCCGCTGCGCCCTGAAGGCCAATTCGCATTACACCGGGCGTTCCAGTCAATGTGCCTTGTCGCACAAGTAATGTAGTACAAGTGAATGCTTCTGGAACCATAAACATAAAACCAGTACGCGATGGCGTAACTGCCGAACTCATCGTCCTGTTAGAAACAAATGGTGAATTCAGGAAGAAGCCAACATTATCTGGGATACGCGCTGATCTCATGTATTTACAGCCTGTTTATTGAATGCGAACAATATTTCCAGCTGGACTATCTATATCAAATGTAGCTGTTTTATTTACAGCTGCACCATTTCGACCGCTCCAGCCCATCAAATATCGTTTTAGCTGTTCAGGCATATACGCCTCAATAGATTGTGCATTGACATAGTTGTCAACATCTGCTTGAGATGAAAACTCTAGACTTGTCCCATCATCAAAATCAAATACAATACGCCCAGACGAATCTACATTTTTCTTTTTAAGAGTCAACTGCACGGCCATCACTCACCATCCTTTTGAGAAAGAGCAAACACAGGCTCATCTTTAGCAGCCCTTGTAAAGAACGCCACTAGCGTACCAATCAACGCCGGGATCAGGTTGTTCATAGCCATCATCAACCCCAGCTTGAATCGGAGTGTGAGTTCCTCCACACCTGCCGTATCTGGCACAGGCTTTGCGAATGCTTGTTGCATGGACGGAGCAGCAACAGCGATACTTGTAGCCACGATAACCGTGACCAATCTTTTGATGGAGATGTTCTTCATGTCACCCTATAAATTCGGTTACAAGAGCCTGACCGAAGACGCACAAGGTGAGCGCGCAGAGGATCAGGCAGATTGCCCAGATGAGATTGGCGAAGAATTCTTTCACGGTTTTTTTCCGCTATCCGCATAGAGGCGGGTCACGACCGACAAGAGGGAATTGATTTCCTTCTCGACGATCTCAAGACGGCGTCCGTGATCCTTGAGGGTGGCGACTGTTCCACCGAGTTCGCTCTCCATGCGATACATCATGTGGATAAGCTTACCGATCCCACCAATGATTGCAATTAGCGCCATCATAAATACTGCTGCCCAACCAGAATCCAATACCATTTTTTTGTTTACCTTCCTTGGTCTATTTGCACTGGCGGGATGCTAAATGGCCCAAATGGTTGTTTATAATGGGGATCCATTCGCGTCCACAGTTGCATACGTTTATTATCGTATTGATTCTGCCAAAACGCGCGTTGTGCAATTGAAGGATCGTCGGTATTTTTCATTACAAGCAAAGATGCAGCATAAGAAGCAATCAACTGCTTGAGAAGATCGTCTGGAAGAATGTCAATGCTGGATGTGGCATCTGTAGCTGGCGCAGGAGGAGTGCCAGCTCCATGCACCGTCAGCGTAATGGATCCACCAGTGTTATTGTAAGGGTACACAGATAGCTTGTAATTGTCAGACCTGTACCAGTACAGAACAGCTACAGAACTTGCTGCGCCAGTTGTCTTGTACGACAAATCATTTGCCCGTACAGACTGCTCACTGGCGTGTGTCAGGCGCGTACTGCCAATATAGACATCCGTTGGAAACCACAGCGTTCCACCAGTAGGAGTTATGGATGTAGGCGTGGAAACGTCCAGAGTAGTAGATCCGTTGGTCAGAGTATAGGTTCCGACAACAGGATAAAAAACACAAGAACGGCAGAGCGCATTGATGCCCTCAAGAATCCAGTCTTTGACAACAGAGTCGCTGGATGTCGTGGTTCCACCGATACCATCTGGCACCTGCCCTAGCGTGCTTGCGGAAGACTCATTCAGGTACTTGTAGACCTCGCTCCGCAATGTATTGATAGAAAGCGCCATTACACAGCCCTCCGCGCATAAGTAGCGGCAAAACTTTCAACCATTCCGACGCGTCGTTCATATTCATCGCGATACACACCAACCATGTCCGCATCGCGGTTTTGAATAGCTTTCTGGTGAAGGACACCATACACAATGGCGTCATGGGCAATCTCTGGCAATGGACACTCGCTTGTGTCATCCAGAGCGACAGGGTCTCCATTGACATCGTAGACCCATACATCACCCGGTACGGCATATCCTTCGATGAGGATGGCATTTGTGGAAGCAGCATTAGGCACCGGCCAGAACTTCATCCTGTTGCCACCAAAAATCAAAACGTGGCTTGGGATAGCATTTGTATCCGAAGCATCACGGTACTGATTGGTTTTGGAATCGTACCAATCAACGATAAGCAATCGTTTGTAGTCTCCATTTGGCTGTAGGGCCATGATGTTTTTCAAACGATAAAGGTCGCTGGCACAATACTCGCTTGTGCCAGCGACCAGATCAAGATACCTCCTGCCGACATAGCAATCGGTATTTCTTGCTACTTCGTCCGCTACGTGTTGCACCAAGAGGTCGAGACCAAACGGATCCAGATCTAGATCTGAACTGAAGTAGTGCTTCCCTAGAAGCCGTATTCGCCGTTTGATCTCGCCTCGTGTCATGGTGATTAACCAACCAACGCGTTGTCGCGACCAAGCACAAGCGCCGTCCTGTTAATGGTAACAGTCGAAACGTTCGTGTTGGTGGTCGAGAAGTAGTACACAGCCCAGCGAAGCCACGGTCGAAGCGACTGCGTAAGAGGCGCAGACATAATCTTCGTGGCACCGTTCTGAGTAGCCAGCTTTTGAACGACCGCACCGGTAGATGTACCGGTGACAACGAGTGGCGTTGTGGGAGCTGCAATCGTAGCAATTACGAATGTAGTCGGCGAGGCTACAGCCTGAATGCTATAAACCTGACCAGCAGTAGGCACACCAGCTCCTGCCAATCCACCAACAGCACTGAAGACTACCAAGTCATTAACTTGAAGTCCGTGCGGAGTTGTCGTAGTGAACGTATTGCTTGCAAGCGCCGTTGTCGTAGACAGAGCCGCAACACCAGAGACAAGCGAGATGGGTCCACTAATAGGAGCCCAAACACCATCGGCTGCGGGGGTAGAAGCGCCGTTGTCATAGGCACCTTCAAGAACAACCCATCCACCAGTGGCATCCGTCCAAACACAGGTAGGTCCCGTAGTTTGAGCACCAATGGAGATTGCACACCGCGCGTACATATTATTGTACGAGGTGTTCCCCCAAAGCGCGGGCTGGTTGGAAACAGAGGAAATTTCGTTGCCTGCAATAAAGTTTGCAAACGAGGAGGCATCCATCTTAGAGTTGATGTAACCCATCACGTTTTTGGCATCCGAAGTACCTCGGAAAACACCAGTTCCACCGGCAGCTCCAGCGCCAGCACGCAAAGTGAATGCACCTTGAGTATTGGACGTGCCATCAGGTCCAGCAGATGCGCTCACAGGCATAACTGTTGCGGAACCAGCGTTGGTAGTAAACGTCCAGTTTGCCAGTTTAAGATCACGAGCCATTGTTTATCTCCTTAGTCGGTGACCTGCACGTCAATGCGACCAAGTGCACGATTGTGAGGGACCCAAAGGCCAACGCCCCAGTCAAACAGCACGTTATGCATAATGCCGTTTTCAGGAGAAAGGCCAAGGTACTTGGGCTTGAACGGTTCAGACTGCCATCCGGTTACATAACCAGTGCCATAGCGAACCGCAAAAACAGAAGTCGCTTTCAGCGCAGTCAACGAACCAATCGTCTGAGTGTTGCTGATGATTGGCGTCACGCCATCAGACTTACGACCAACAGTACGAATGGTGGCATTCTTGTACTTTTCGACAGGTCGGTCGTAGCTGTCCTGCGTAATATCAAAACCAGCGCCAATGCCCATGACGCGGATGGCCATTTCGATTTGGCGCTTGCACAGTTCAGACATGTACAGAACAATGCCATCGCCATCAGGGGCGTTCATGTTGTCAAACAAGTTCTGCACATCAGCAATGAACTTGTTTGCAGCAGCAGCTCCAGCAGTTGCGCCAGAGGTGAACAGGTTAGTCGGAGAAATGTTTTGCGACGAAATGATCATTTCCGAAGGAATGTCATAGTCCGCAAAATTCTTAAGCCGATAGTTCAAACCGGGGAAGCAGTCTTGGCTGTTGCCAGTAGCAGTGCTCGTCGGGTCGTTGTTGATGAACTTGTCGTTAAAGTCGTACGCAAATCCTTCAAGGAACATCTGGATCTGCGATTCAACCGGATCAACGATTGCGTTCGGCTGATCAAGGATCCGACGATCCACGGTCAGCTTGTTTCGCAGGATATACAGCTGTTCTTCGTACGACTTCGGCTTGGACTTGAACGTCTGGGGTTCAGCGTTCAGGCCAGTCCAGTTCGGAGTCGGGATGTTCGCGTTGAGGTAACGCATACCCGTCTGTCGGAGAGACGGGTTGGTGGACAGGGGGATGTCCTTGAGCGCATTCCACGTCTTATGCAGGCTCTTGGTGATCTCCTTGACAAGGGGATCGTTGGAAAGCGAAGCATAATCGGCAAGCGTCAAGGCTCCGTTAAAATCGATAGCCATGTTCGTTCACCTACACTGAGTTCTGTTGACGAGAGATGCCCAAAAGCTGAGTCAGCGTGGACAGACTATTTCCGACCGGAGTGGACTTCTGCGGTGTCGCAGGAGTTGGTTGTCCACCAGTAACCGGAGTAGGTGTCCTTGCCGACAGCTTGTTGGTCAACTCAGGAACCAACGTTTTCGCCAGCGCCTTGACTTGGTTGTGCACAAACTCGGCTGCTGCGGACGGTTCAATACCGGACGCAACGAGATTGTTCACAAGTTCAGGAGCACGCTGTGCCAGAGGATAGCTCTGGATCGCTTGCGCGGTCTGTTGAGCCATCATGTACTGTTGCACTTGAGCCATCTGCCGTTCGTAACGGAGCTTTGTGATCTCCGCTTCCTGCTGGGCATAGGCGCTTTGTGCATCAAGCACGTTCGCGTTCTGCAGGGCTTCGTACCGTTCACGAATGGCCACTTCCTCGGCTTCGCGCTGTTGCGCTTCCAAGGCTGCACGGACATCCGCAGCGGAGTTGAAACCTTGCTGCTTGAACTCGTCAATGACATCACGCCAAACACCAAGTTCGTCAGATAGCTGACCTGCCTGCTTGGCGCGTTCATTGACCTCGCGAAAACGTTCGTACGGAACATTGCCGGGAGTCTGGTCTTCCAGTCCAAGCAACGATTCCAAAAACGAATCGTCAGTAACATTCTCAACGACAGGTTCACTGGCAGGTATCGCCCCGTCTGCCTCTTGTTGGTTCCCGGCGGCGGAATCAACAAAGTCGCTGAATGCCTCGCGCATTCCCATCCCGTCTGTCGCTTCGGCTGGTGAATCCGAAGTTAGCATCACCGTCTCGTCAGACATCAAACACTCCATAATCTACCACATTGTTATTTATTGGCATTATCAGGTCGTGGCTTTCCCTGATTTTGCTGTGGCAAAAGTTGCGAGGAAATAAGATTATGTTGCAACTCTGCCAACTTCTGTGCATACATGTCATCTTGTTTGGCACGGCTCTGCGCTTGGATTTTTTGCAAGTCCGCCTCGGACTTGGCTCCTTGCTTGGCCATGTCAATCTCTGCACGCATCTGTTCAGCCTCTGGATCAAACTGTTGCTGAGGCTGGTTTTGCATCTCCATCTGCTGTTGCTGCATCTCCATCATCATCTGCTGCTGCTCTTGCTGCTTCATCTGCTGATTGGCAAGGTGGCGAAGAATCTGGGACGTTTCAGGCAGCTGAAGCATCTGTACAACCAAAGCATTCGTTTCTGGATCGGCAGGATCACCAAACAGGCCCATCTGTCGAAGGACAGAAATCTTCTGGAGCTTCTGATCCGGGCTGTCTTCCTGCGTCGAACCGGGCACATAAACAATGCGATACTGACCACCATCACGGATCGAATCAAAGGTAATGACGCCTTGCTGCGCCAATCCTTGCGGATTCATCTGGTCGTCAACGCTTCCAATGAACGGAGCCACGGCAAACTGCTCTACAAGAGCAATCTCCCACTCCTTGATCTTGGCAATGGATTGTTCAATATCCGCACGAATATAGCTGTGCTGGGTGTTGTCAGCACGCTGTAGCAGCCGTACAGATTCCGCAGGAGTACCTGCCTGAGCAAGACCTTGGCTGACATCGTGAAGTCCAGCAATGTCCGCCATATCCTTTTCGATTACCTGAAGAAAGGGAAACAGGTCTGCACTGATACCGGGAGCGCGACTAATCGCGGGAGGATGAGTTCCCATGTCGAAATAAATCTTGCGATATTGGCGGTTTTTGTCATTGATGTCGTCTCCAGTTACGTTGAAGGCATCAGCGCCAACCCGCGATTTACGTTCGATGATTACGTAGTCCTTCTGCTTCTCCATCTGCTCCACAGCACGGCTGTAAATGCGATTGTAGGTAAGTTGCAGAGGACAGAGATCATAGCCAAGCGCGTGGCCGTATGGAGTACCGCTGCGCGGTTGCCACCGCAGAGGGATAAACGGGAACTCGTCACGCTTGTTGAAAGGCCAGACGCCAGCGTAGAGCAGGGCATCGTCCGTGGAGACAATGTAACGGCCCTTCGGATACTGTTCCGTGGGCCGTTCCCAATACTCGTACACAACCGCAGCCTTGCGTCGGTGATCAGCCGAATACAGACGAGCGGAAGTAGGCTGTGTCCAACCCATGCCACCACCAGCAGTTCCGTCTAGGTATGCATCCACATAACCAGCGGATTGGCCTGTCTGGGCATTCGACTTGACCTTCTTGCCAGCCTCGCCATAGTTGTCCACGAACCACGACATAGGCTTGATGGATGCATGGATAAGCCATCGCACCTGATGGTCTTGTTGTGCATGCGGGTCAAGATAGATGTTGAAGCAGGGAACGATCTCTTCTTCAACATCGCCAATGTTGATCTTCTTGTACCCGGTGATGTTGCCTTCAACATCAAAATAAGGCATCACCTGCTCGGCTTTGGCATTCCACCAGACCTTTACGAAGCTGGTGCCTGTCACGCAGGCCCAGCGAACGCGCTCTTTGGTCTGGGTCTCACGACCAAACTTACGAGTGAAGTGGCCTGCAATGAAGTTGGCCTCGTCCGCAGCCATCAAGTCCTTGGGGTTCTCGGACAGAGGCACGGCACGGGCATCTGGCGAAACCTGCGTCAACTTACCGACCACGCCGTCAATAAGCGGACGCATTTTGTTTACGGTGATGTACCGGTTGTTTTCATCTGGATCCTGCAACGAAGCAAGGTTACGTGCTTGGCTATTGATCCTGTACCACTGACGACCTTCAAAAAATGCTAGGGACTGCATCCATTCCAGTTCCATCTCGTGTCGGGAACGGTACGCAATCTCAAACTGATCCTTCACGTACTTGCAGATACGCTTGATCTCTTCCTCGTCATCGTCTGGAGAGACCTTCCAGTCAGGCTTCTCGTGGTCAATGCCAAGCTGCGTGTCATCATTGAGCAGCAAACTCTCGGCATCAATGTCGCCAAGCGTACCTGTGGCATCCGGTCCAGCCATAGCCATCACCTTGGGCCCGCCACCCATCCCCATCAATTGATTGATTATGTCTTGAATAGCCATCACAGATACCTAGTTTCTTGCGGTTTTCGTACCCAATCCAAAGGCTGACCAGTTATGTACTTCAATTGCCAGTATATACCGCAGCTAATTGCAACAATAGCAATAAGCAGCGCAATAATCACAGATATCAAAACTATTTGAACCATCAAATGTAATCCTCTGCGCTACGCTTGGTTGGAAGCCAAGTAGGCTTGAACGTTCCACCTTCTTCCAGTTCTTCGCATTTGACCGGAAATTCACGCCACATTACGCCATAACGGCAGCTGTCCAGAGCGTGGTCTGACTTTGTGCCGTTATCAAGGTCTTCCGGGTCCTTAGGGTCGGCCATGGCTGCTTCCAGTTCCCTGATCAGGTTTGGACAACCATTACGGAGAATGCGGAAGCGAGGGTAGACCGTGCCTTCGTACATGCGCGTGCTAGCAAGCCATTCCTTCAGGCGACGCCAACCAGCCTTGCGGTCCTTGACTGCGCGTACGGCAGGCAGGCCTTTGCGCCACCAAACTTCGACTGGATACTCACCAATGCGCTGCGCCGGGTTTTCTGGCGGGAACGTGTTA